ATGGTTATCTGGAGTGTTATAGAACGCGAAGAAAAATCTTAAGAAGTCACTGAATCCATAAGACTCAAAATATTAACGACCGGGGTTCTGAAAATACCCATGAAGTAATCGTTAACGCCAAGAGCTAGTGCTAACTCTCCTTCGTCATTGATATAACCACCAAATGGGAGAATACAGGCGGGTTGGTTTGAAATATCCGCACCCAGAATATCGGTCCAAGTTACTAGATCGTCGTTAACAGACCCCATAAATAAAGGTTCTTTTAAAACACGAGTGATCTTTGTTAAATCTTTATCCAGAGTGTAGGCACTCAAACCGTACATAAGGTACGGCCTACGATCCATTTGATGCACCATGTGCTTCCAATGATAAAAAACTAACCACTCGCCTTCAAACTCAATAGGTGCAGTTGAGTTAAACGTAGGATGCTCCCCAGTACAAACTTTTAGAGCATTGGAATCAATAACTTTGTCGTCTTCACCTGGTGTCTTGATACAAATATTCCTTGTGGAATACAAAAGTCTTAGTTTTTCGCCATCAGAGAAAAAGCACCAATTTTTTTCTGCTTTACCTGCCGTTAAATTGTTCCCTATGTTCGGATAAAATCTATCTGTAAGCTCACCAAACTCGTCTACAAGCCCAGTACATACTTTTGGTGCCTGAAGCATCTTGTGTCTTGTAGCGTCCCACTTAGTTGCATACGTACTAGTGACGAACTGACACATCAAGTTGTCATCAGGCGCAACAAACAATCGTGGGTCTTCATAACTAAGTCGATGTTTTTTACTAATTAATTTTCTAGGTGAAACTATCGTGTCGTCTTTTAGCATCTGACCAACCCAGATATCTGTGGGCGTGTTGTTGTAATAGAAATACTTCATGTCATGCCTAAACACAAAGCTTTCTGGCTGAGATCTCCAGCTAATAAGGTCTGCGTTTTTATGTTTGATTAGGCAAGGGCTGAAATTAGCGTGCGAACCCTTAGGCAGACCTGTCGTAATTTTTGTAAACTTACCACCTAAATCATAGGCTTGTTCATATACACCGGGTGTACCTGTCTTGCTTGGACCAGTGTAAGCTTTAAGGATTGCAGAGTTGCCTACTGTTCTGTAGCGGTGAAATTGAATACTCACTTTGAAAGTTCCTCCACGGCTGAGTCAAAAGCAGCTGCAATTTGATCCCAACGATAGCTAGGATTTTGTGTCAATTCATAACAAGATCTAGCTCTATTAGCATAGTGATCAGGGTCTTCATAGAGCTTAGTGAGTTTTGCTGCCGCATCTTTAACATCAATAATTCCACGCTCTACGCCTAGGTCTTTATCCCAGATCCAAGCAGCTACGTCGATTAAATCAGCTGCGCCTTTCCAGATGTCCGCACTGGACGTGTGGTTTGGTAATACCACTGGTCGGCGGCATGAGGCGTGCTCAAAAGGTACAAGTCCCCAACCCTCTCCATTACAAGTGTTAATCCCTACGTCGCAAGCGTTATAAATACGATTCAGTAGTTCGTCTGGCGGAGCATCTGAGTAATTTATGTTTTGAGCTGTCATGATCATTCTGTTTTCGTGAGGAAGTCCACGCCTGCTCATTTCGGTAAGGAAGATAGATCTAATGTCCCAACCGATATCTTTTTCACTCATGTGCATATACAGCATCGTGTCGTCTTTACCGACCGCAAATTCAGCAAAAGCTTTGATGGTTAAATCCATCTGCTTCCGTGGCTGATTGCGATTAGCGTTTAAAACAATAAATTTATCTGTTGGAAGACGTAGTGAGTTACGCGCTTCATCTCTAGACATGGGGAAAAACTTTCCTTCGTCTAGCCCATGAGGCACAACACCGAGTAGCTTTGGTTTAACTTCCTGAGCAATAAGCCTGTTTGCCTGTTCAATTGTGAATGTGATCGCAAAATCCCAGTCTTTGATATACGCTATCTGAGACTCTATGTAGTACTCAGAGTCAATAGGAAAGTAAGCAATAAATTTAAACTTTAGGTTTTCTTTAAGCAGATGTATACGTTCCCATACTTGATTGCAGATCCAAATGTCATTCAAGACGATTACAAAGTCAGGTTTCTCCTTTTGAATGATCAAAGGCAGTCTGCCGATACCAAAGCGATCATTGGGGTTTACTGTTCCTGCTGGATAAACCTTAAAAGGGAGATCGTGAGGATCACCGCTATAGTTCATCCCATACGAAACTATCTCATGCTTCTTTGCTAAGTGCTCTAAAACACTGTGTGATACTCTGGCGAACCCAGTATTAGAAAGGATATCACCAAACCAGAGGATTTTTGCCATTAACGAGTAGAATCTACTGATACTATACAGACATAATTAGATATGCCAAGCCGCGAGTCATTTGCTTACAGACGTGCATTAAAGCTGAGAGCGACTAAAGCTGTCGAGAAAGATACTTCTGAGTTAGATGGTGTGTTTGCACGTGCTGCAGATGACTTTATGACATTTAGTACGTTGATGGATAAAGCACCAGCGCCTCATATGCTCGAATGGTATAAACACTTAATTACTGGAGAAAGCAATCAGTATCTCTTAGATATTGCTGGACCCAATTTAGATATTCTCGCCCCCAGGGGGTCGGCCAAAAGCACGGTTTTGAACCTTTTCACAGCGTGGATTATCGGTCGACATACGTCAAAAGGTATGCCTCTTCAGATAATTTATACAAGTTACAACATCGCTACAGCTATCCCTAAGTCTCGAATTATTAAACAAATTATCGACAGCTCTACTTTTAAAAAAATATTTCCTAGGTGTCAGCTTCGAGCTGGAATGCAATCAGACATTGGCTGGAGTATTGACTTCGATTATGCGGGTATCTCAAGGGTCGGTGATGAAGAATTTACTCTACGTGCTGCAGGGTTGAGAGGTTCGATCACGTCTAAACGAGCACACTTAGTCATCGTGGATGACCCGATCAAATCCAGTACAGATATTAAAAACCCATCGATTAGGGAGGAAATGAACAACAACTGGAGTTCTGTTATTGCTCCGATTATTTTTGAAGGTGGTCGGTCCATTTGTCTTGGTACGAGATTTCATCCTCTCGATATCCATAAAACAATGTTCAACCCTAGTAAGGGGTGGAAACAGGTGATGCAGTCTGCAATCACTTATAACGACGAAGGAGACCCCGTTTCGTATTGGCCGGACCAGTGGTCCACAGACTATTTGTTGGGACAGAAAGAATTAGATCCTGTTGCTTTTGCATTCCAGTATCAACAGCAACCAGTGATGTCTAGTGATCTGGTGCTTTCTCCAGACTTGCTTGTCAAAGGTGATGTTCTTACAGAGTTTGATTCTCTTGCGGTTGGTGTGGATCTATCCGCTAGCAAGAACGAAACTTCTGATTACACAGCGTTTGTTTTAGGCGGTAGGTGTAAAGATAAGTACTACATTATCGATGCGCAGCAAGTGAGGTCTATAGGCAACCTTGAAAAAATAGATCTTCTATGTAAGATTTTGGTTGAGTGGGGCATTCTGCAAGAGGACAGCGAAGGAAAGTTCCTACCTACCTACTCGACCTGTACCTTAGTTGTAGAGGCTGTGGCATATCAAGCTTCTCTATCCGCTGACTTAAAAAGAGTAATGCTCGGAGATTGGGGATTAGGTAACTTACATATTCACGAGGTTAAAGGTTTTCGCGGAGACAAAATCTCACGTTTCCGAGGAACACTCGGCTTGCTTGAGAATAAGAAAGTAATATTCAACAGATATCGTAAGTTCGATCAGCTTTTTGACCAGATTGTGAATATCGGTGCGACTACGCACGATGACCTATTAGACGCTTACACGCACTTGGTTACATTCCTACAGCGACGTGGTAACTTTGAGATTGAGTATTGATGAGTCCTGATTTGAACGATTTAAAATTTTTAATCTTCGTTACAGCGTACAACCCGCTTAAAAAGTTTGATGTTTTACTTAGTACACTTAGAGCATATCAAGACTTACCTGGCACACAAGACGTAAACATCATAATTGATAACGAACATGAATCTGATGCTGGTGAGTTACGTGAGCTACTAGACGCTAACTTAACTTTTAATTCGTTAACAATCGTCTGCGCTGCTGCTGAGTTCAATCAAGGTTACTACTTGACTTGGGCGCACAAGCCTATGTTGTTTGATGCCGTCAAACAAAAGTCTCATGATGTGTATCTCTACTCAGAGAATGACATGTTGTTTACAAGAGAGAACTTTGAGTTTTGGTACACATACAAAGACAGGTTAAAAAAAATTAATTATGAGCCCTCTTTTTGTAGGTACGAAGAGTTTGAAGATCAAAAAATTCCGTTCGATAACTATCGAAAGTGGCAGTTAAACAGAACCACAAAAGATGTGTGGGGTAGAAGACCATACAAAGTAGAGACTGTGCCTTCGCTGAATAACGATGACTTTATTGGTTTTATTACTTTGGGCAATCCTTACTCAGGCATGATGGTTCTAGATCAAGAAATGGCTGAGACGTATATCAATTCGATTAGTGCAGATTTTGTACAAAGTGCTAATCGAGTCTCTTTTCGTTGTTGGCCGGAAGGTGACAGAAGTTCTTTAGGTACTTGTTTTGAAAACTTGCTTCCTGGGCAAGACCACAGGCGCTTAGTGCCTATTGTGCGCAATGGTGACTCGGTTAAAATTGCTAGTTGCGGATTGATAAAACATCAGGACACTAAGTACAGCGAACAGTTGTCTCAAGGAGTAGATTCGCTGATAACAGTAGAGACGATGCTTGAACTCTAATTTTCAAGAAATGACTGATTTTGAGTGCAGAGTGAAAGATGCAGCTCAGTGTGTCCCCACGACAAACCGCGTGGATCACCCCGTGCATTACAACACAGGAGGTATCGAGACCATTGATTACCTGGAATCTGCTTTAACTCCTGATGAGTATGTAGGGTTTCTAAAAGGTAACATTTTGAAATATTTATCTCGTGAGCGCTTTAAAAACGGAATCGAGGACTGTAAGAAAGCAAAGTGGTACATGGACAGACTTGTCTCATTTAGCGAAAAAGCTTGAATTACAGTTAAAGTAGAGAGAC